TCTTCTTCTACCAATAGATTCAGTATAGAAAGATTCTCTTTGTGGCAAAGCATATTCATAACATTCTTCAAATGTAGGTAACCACAAATCCTTGATAGCTTTTGCATGATTGTATCTACCAAGTAATGTTTTTACTTTTGAATCTGAATATTCTTCAGGTCTATGAGGTTTTACTTCAACTACCATTATGCTCCTAAAGTATTTTTCGACATAAGCTGAGCTGAAATTTCAAAACCTTGACCGCCTCTTCTTCCTGTTAGAAGTGATCTTCTACCTCTTCTACCTGTATAAGCCGCAACTCTTTCTTCAAACTGTTGATCTTTTAGTTTTTTCTTTTCAGCCATTTCTTGACTTCTTAATCTTTTTCTTTGTTGCCTTACACTTTCCTCCTCGACTGGTGGTGGAGGTGGTGGGGGTGCTTTTGGTTTAAATGGGCCTGCACACATAATTATTTTCTCCTTTCGTAAACGCTCTTAGGTTTAACATCAAATACATTGAAGTTCCTCTTCGCAACTACAGGTTTATTAGATTTCTTTCCAATAGTCAATGCTCTTCCCTCTCCTGCTCCTAATAGTAAATATTGCAAAGCATCATGAATATGAGAAAATCTATTCTTATTTGGCTTCTCATCATATCGTTCTCCTGATACCTGAAGTCGTCTATAATGATAACCACCAGCAAAACCTCTAATTAAATTATTACATTTAGGATCAAGTAAGATACCTGACTCTCCATCTACCATTCTTGATAATACTGCATTAACTGATTCTAATCTTATTAATACATCATTAGATGGTGCTGGTCTTGCATGAATACCTTTACCTCTTAGTATTTGAAATGGTGTAGATTCATCTGTTTGTACTCTATGATCTCCAGCAGGATCGCCATATATATAAAAATCTCTTGGTAAATACTTTGCCATGTGTGCTTTCATAACATCTGAAAACTTTACTATACCCATATCTTCTGCAACTAATTCATCTATGATTACCCATCTACTACGAATACGCTGTGCAAATACACAAGCTGGTGTAAGTCCAAAGTCTATACCTACAAATATTGGAACACCCTCTGCAATAGCTACATCTCCTTTTGCTACATGAACCTCATCATTAAATGATTCATATACAGGTTTACCATCTTCTACTTGTCCTAGTTTATTTAGTACATAAACATCAATCCAAGATTTAGTCTTACCTCGTATAATATTTTTATAATAGTTAGGTGTTAAGTTCTTTTGGTTTTCTGATTTGTTATTCATATCATAACCATCTACTTCATTTTCTTTATTCTTCATTTCTAACATAGCAGGTGGTTGATTAAAAAATTTCCAGTTATCAGGTTTGACTAACATCTTAGCTTCTTGCTTTGTAATGTAATCAGGTATTACAGTTTCTCCTGCAAGTATAGCCCACCAATGATCTGTATCAGGTGGGTTAGTATCTGCTATAACTCCATACCAACTTGGGCCACCATCTCTCATAGATGGATAACGACCAACCCTCATTGAACAAGCATCTACTATTGACTTAGGTATTTCTCTTGCTTCATTAATCCATACACCAGTAAGTTCTAATGATAGTAATTTTTTTACATCTTCAGGTCTATCAAGTGCTAAGAAGATAACTTCTAGTTCTACATCTCCTTTTGATATCTTATGAGTATAAGGTACACTCCATTGAAATCTTCCCCATTCTTCTTCAGGAAACCAATCAAGCCAAGTTTTAATTGTAGTAGTTCTTAACTGTGGGTTTGTATTTCTTATTACTGCCCATCTTGATTTTCTTATTCCATCTTCAGATGGTTTTTGTATTAATGCTCTTCTAATAATTTCTATGCAACAAGCAACAGATTTACCTGAACCTACTGGCCCACGAAGTCCTCTAAAGAAATCATTATCTTTTAAAAAATTTTTAAGAACCTGACCATCAGGTTTATAATTCAGTGATCCCATAATCTACCGCTAACTTGATTAACTTTTCTCTTGTATGTGGAGATATAGATTCAATGATTCTATCCGCTTCTTTGTCTGTTACTTTATCTGTTGGATAATGTTTCATATGATTATTCTTAACTACTATTCTTAACCTTTGCAAATCTCTCAAAGGTATTTGACTATAGATTGTCATGTTCTATATCTTTTTACTTTTCTTGCTATTGACTTTGGTTGTTTACTAAACTGTTTACCTGATGCTTTGTCTTTTCTTTTCTTTGCAGTAGTACGAGCATATTCTCTTGCAGATAAAGATTTAATTGCTTTTGCTGGTAAGTATCTTTCTCCTGTCTTAGAAGATGGTTTACCTGACTTAGTTCTCCATTTTTGCTTAGACCATTTAGATAATGATGTTTTAGATTTACCACCACCTCTATAACCACCACCTGCTTTCTTATATGCTTTTACTGCCGCTTGGGCTTTTCTTCCTGACCATTGTCCAGCACTCGTACCATGTGATGCTTGTGCTTTTACTCTTGCAACAATTCTTTTCCATAATGATGGTTTTGTTTTTGTTGCAGTTTTACTCACGACTACTTTCCAATTTTCTTTAAAGCCATTCTATGTGCGATAGAAAATGATTTTCCTTTTTTCATTTCTTTCGTCATAAAATCCATATGTGCTTTAGTATGATGTTTCTTATGTTTCATCATAGTAGTCTTTTGTCTTTTTGTTAATTCTTTTACCATTCTTTTGTTGTAATCTGTTCTTCTGCCATTTTCAAGGCTTGTTCTTCAGAATGTCCTTTCATCATTTTAATCTCTGCGTACTGTTTTATTTGTCTTGCTCTTCGTTCTTTCTTTTCTCTAGCTTCCGCTTCCAGTATTGCTTTCGCTGTTTTCTTCCCTCTCTCTAACATTTTCGAGAGTGCTTTGTTCTTGGGGGCTTCTTTTTCTGATTTCTCTTGACTCTTCATAGTTCCTCCTTGAGTTGTTTCGACCATTGTCTTGGTCAGTTTTTGGTGTGTATCTTTGCATCATAATCCTCATATGTTACTCTTGTACCTATTGGAGTAGAAAAATTTTTAAACTCTTCTTCTGTCAAAACATTCTCCTCCAATAGTTGTGTATCTCCTAATACCCAGACTCGTACCCAATATTTAGGCACTCTTCTTTTTCTTCATCTTAGAAGCAAGTATTTTTTTCTTTAATGCAGGTGGTAAACTTTTCTGTTTGCCTTTAAGCATTGACTTACCTTTACCTGCGGACTTTTTACCATACATAACTATTTACCTTTCTTTTTTTTGTTCTTAAGACGCATTGATATATTTCTAGCTTTCTTTCTTGCGTCTGCTTTTGAGGATGCTCCCCATGCTTTTAAACTTAAAAGAAGTCTAGTTGGCTTACCATTCTTATACTCAGGGCCACGCATATTACCCATTCTAGCAAGGAAAGATGCTCTTCTTGGGTTATCTCCTGACTTAACAGGGGCTTTAAGCGTACCACCTTTGTAAGATGCACGACCTTTAGCATTGAGTCCACCTTTCGGATTCTTCCCTGCTTTCCTAGTCCATGCTGGTGTTTTGTAAGCCATGTGATTTGTTTAGCACAAAATGAACGAACCTTAAAGAGTTATATTGTGTGGGCAACACCCCTTACCATAGCAGTGCCTCGTTTTTTCGAACCCCACTGACACTGACAAGCGGTAGCCCTGTGATTTCTACGACAAGTCAATGTTGATCTTGAAATCGCCACCGACAAGGTGTTGGTGTTTCTCAGGTGCTTTGAAACCAGCTCGATCAAGGATATCTCTACTAGCTTCGAGCTGTACATACTCACTCTTAGCACCCTGAGAAAGGGCTACCAGCTTGGCACTGGCTTTTGCAGAGTTCAGCCCAAGCGATCTGTTGATCTCTTGCATCATATACGCTTGTACCTCTGGTTTTCGTAGCATCCTTGAAGCACTAACTCTAGCTGAATTACCCTTGTAACCAGCGAGTTTTGATGCTTCTGTGATGGTACATCCTGTGGCTACGAGTGTATCAACAAGCGACTTCGCTTTACCACTAATCTTCGTTTCCTCAGAAGTCCGCTTTGTCATGATTGGTAGCTTGGGCATTGAACTCTATCTAACCTCTATCTAATTCTGTTAAAACCTTTCAGGTAGTATAGCGGTAGATGTATATTGTGTCAAGCTACCGACAATGACCACAATATCCTGTAGTTATCTGCTGGTGTTCATACTGCGGATAGTTTCTAGTCATTTTCCCCCTTTGGATGATTAAAACTTTGCCAAGGTAAACCATCCAAAAGACTAGGATCGCCCTCAGGCAAGGAGAGGGCTTCAAGTAGTAATTTCCCCTTGACTTCGTCAATTCCTCGCGAAAACCAAATTACCACTTGACCTAGCTTTGTGGTGGTTTCCTACCGAGTTGGCAAGTTTAATCATTAACCAAAGGAGGATAAAATGAAGAAACTTAATACCGCAGTGAACACAATCGCAGATCACTTCAAAGGATTTGCATTGTCGGAGAACCTTGACACAAATACCTATACGCCTGAGAAAGGTTGTTTAGAGAATTTAGTTAGAGGTTCAGAGATAGGTTACAATTCTGCAATGAACCTAATGCATGACATCATGGCTAGACTTCGAGGAAAAAGAAGAAGTTATGATGGTAGCGAAATCGCTGATACATCTATGCAAAAAGATGTAGATGCCATCAAGAAGCTACAAGAACAAATAATTGCTTACGAGCAGTTTATTCAAGTAGCTAAAGATGTATTCAAGGACAGAATTGGAACTGAATACAGACCAAGAGTTAAATCTCCAAATCCTGATGCAGTTAAAGATACTGCAACAGCTAAAGAGGTAGATGAACTCTTAGCAAATATGCCTACTAAAAAAGTAGCATAGTGCAAAAGCTGGTAGCGATCTTTCACAGGTCGCTACTAACTAATGATGAGAAGTACATAGCAGGAGCATACTAATGGATATCCCCTAACTATGTACTTCTTGACATTATAGAACAAACGAGTAATAATACAACTTGAAGTATGAAAGGAGATCATTATGATCGTTTATAAAGGTAAAGCAAAAGACTTTCCTGTGTTCATGAAGAACCTGAGAAAGCAATACGCAAAAAAGCAAGGTCAATTAATTACTAAAAAAACTTTGCTTTCTGAAGTTATTTTGTCTGATGTTATGGAGTGTCCACTATGCAGAAGCATCATACCGAAATAGAAATTGAAAATATCATGGAGGTCAATAGCAAAGAATTGGACTCCATGTTTTCAAGACTAACATTATTATTTCTTAATAAAGTCAAGGATGCAAAAAGCCTTGATGATTTGAAAGCATTACGCAGGGCATACAAAGTATGTGCTGAGATGAAATGCTTAGATCAAGAAGTAATTAATTCTATTCATAAACAGATAATTGAATTGGAGGATAAATGGATAAACCAATAATGAAAAACCCACTTGATTCTGTTGAAGCTAGAGAAATGGCTTATCAGGAATATTCAGATGCTCATAAAGATATACATGGGATAAGACCTACATGGATGGCAAAAGTATTTCGTGAGGGTACTGTTGAAGAATATTCTAAAGAGTTAGATTCAATATGGAAAGAGTATAGAAAACATATGGAGGAATACAATGGATGAAGAAATAGATGAGTTAAAACCTCACGAGATAGATGAAGCACAAGCTATATATCGTGCAAGTAAACGAGAGAATACTATGAACGATATATGTAAAGGCACATTCGATTTCTTAAAACTTGAACCAAACAATGAAGATCGAAAGTTTTGGGAAGAAGTTTACAAGAAAGCAAGTGAAGTAAGAAAGCAATACCAAAAGATCAAGGAGGTCTTATGAGTACAGTAGAATTTTATTGCGGAGTAATTTTTCTCTTCGCAATAATTGTAATGATAATAACAATATAGGAGGAAGCATGAAACCAAATGATGTAGTAAAAGGATTAACTACAAAGTTAATTGACCTCATGAAGAAAGGTGGCAAGTGGACTAAACCTTGGGCTAACAAAAGGTTTATTTCAGTAGATGGCCACAACTATACAGGCAT